TTGGTCGCTATGGGTATGATTGCAAATAATAGAGGCTTGTTTAAAGCCTCTGCTCTTCCAGACACAGCTAAGTTTTTTAAAGACTCTTCTGTTCCTGACGGCCCTTCGATGGTTGATCGCATGACAAACTATCAAGTTTTCGGACAATCGAACGGGTTGCATAATGCACTTGTTGAAAGTCAATGGAGAAGATAGATGGAATATTTAATCCAAACGCTCGGCGCTAAATTTTGTTGTATTTTTGCTAGTGGATGTGGGGGTGCGACTAACCTACTTACAAAGAAACAATTTAATCTGGCAGCATTAAAAGATGTAGCTATAGCTTTAGTCGTAGGCTGGATTGCAGCGGAGTTTTTTATCCCCCCAGTTATGAAGCATTGGGTACTTGATATGAGTTGGGGGCCAGCCATGGCTTTTGTTATTGGGTATTGTGGTATTCGTTTGTTACCCATAATAGAAAATCGTTTAAAAAAGTTGATAAAAGATGACTGAGGTCGAAGTTGGCGGTGTAAAGTTCAAAGGCGGCAAGATGCTTGCTGTGGTCATGGGCCTATCGACGTTTGTAGGTGGTTTATACGGCGCTTTTGAGGTTTACAAAGACTATATGGACATGAAAAAGCAGATTTCTTCCTATAGGGCCCCCGATATGAGCGGTTTTGATAAGAAACTAGCCCTTATGCGTAAAACAATGGGCGTTGTGACCAAGGAAATGGCGTCCGTACGGACTAGAGTTCTCGAAGTGCAGGAAATTGTACGTGATACGCGACAAGACACGCGATCTGACGCGGCGTCTCTTGAGACGGCTATCTCTGCCGTAGATAAACGTTCCAGAACCCTTGATTCTGAGACGAGATCTGCTCTTCGGCAGGGGGAGAAGACGATACGCAGTATTGTGTCTAGCGCAAATGAAAGATTTGACGCCAAGGTTAACAGCGTCACAGCCTCAACCCGACAATCCGAAAAGAACATGCGCGATATTACAGAATCTGCAACCACAAGGTTTGATTCTAAGATCAACGGTATCGATGCCAAACTGAATGTGTTCGAAAAAAGGCAGGACAAGAAGCTGCGGGATGCCTTAAACAATCCACTTTTGAAGAGGTGACCCATGACTTTCGAAGAAGCAAACGAGCATAAGAAATCTCTACTCTTGGAGGTTGAGATACTAAAGGATCGATATCAGCCTACAGAGACCGGAACATTGCGTACGGCAGTCCATGTTCTGGAACGGATCAATGAGATCGATGAGGCTTTTGCGGAGGGTTAGACATGGCAAAACAAAAGAAACTGGAGAAAGACAGCGCGTTCGACGAACTTGACCTGGATGGCGACGGCATTGTCAGCGATGCAGAGTTGGCGGCGTCTGAAGCCTTGGCGAAACATGAGAAGGCTGATGCGCAAAGACAGATGGCGTGGGTGGCGATGGGATCAATGTTGTTCTTTACGCTTGCCGTGTTTCTGCCTATTTTTCCCGACGGTAGAATTAAGGCTCTATCGGATTTGTTCGGTCTGTTTTATATTGGCCAGGCTGGCGTTGTCGGAGCCTACATGGGCATGACGGCCTACATGTCTAAAGGTAAATGAAGATAGCACTCTGTTTGAACTTTGACGGGAGATATAGCAATGAAGTTATTAGCCATATTGTTTGCAACATTCGTCTTCAGTTCATCGGCGCAGGCTGGTGTGACGTTGTGTCAGGGTAAGTACGCGCTTTGCGCGGCTTCGACTTGTCAGCCGACGGGGAAGATGATTTCCACGAATGACGGCAAGACGTACCCGGAGGTTGTCTGCAAGTGCCCGATCCTAGACGGCGAAGCCATTGCGGACACCAGCATGGGAAACATGCAGGGGTCGTGTGCTCCGACGGATAGCGAGCATGTGTGGAGTTTGTTCGCCCCTAAAAAGTACTACCGGCAAGAGGCGAGTGGGTTCAGCAGGCTCCCCGAGAAGATGAAAGCCGTGGCACAGCGATGTGACGCAAGTTTGAATCAGGGGTATGAGGCGAGCAATTGCTTTAGTTTTAACTGTAAGGTTGGCCCTGACGGCATTGCGATCTGTCGTTGCCCCATGGGACAAGTTCCCGCCGCCACAACATTCCTAACAGAAGCAGGGCAAGGTAACCCGGAAGCCTGCTATCAGCACCCTGTAAGTTTACCAGTCCAACAGTAGTCTGGAGAGATAGATGCTCAAAATCTACCTTCTGGTTATCGTCCTTGGTCTTGTGGGCGGCTCTGTTTATGGTGGGTATTATTATTACCAGGATACGCAGAACAAGATCAAGATATTGACCGAAAATACTGTCAAGCTAGAACAGGCAAAAGAAGTGCAAGATAAGACGATAAAAACGCTTGTTAGAGATGCTAAAAAGTTTAGGAAGCTGAACAAAGACCTTGGAGTTAAGTTACAGAAGGCAGAAGGTTATAGGAATAAGCTTATTGGAAAGTTGCGAAAACATAACCTTACTCGATTGAGCCAGCAGAAACCGAAATTGGTAGAACAGAAGATAAACCGTGGTACGAAAAAATTATTGGATAGTTTTAAGCGCCTTACTGCTGTCCCCGCTTCTGAGTAGTTGCAGCGGTTGGGATGCATTAAAGCGTATTGAAGTCAAGACGGTTGAGGTAGACCGCGTAATTCCTACGCAAAATCGACCTCGTCAGCTTGATCTAAACGATATTACCTGGTTTGTTGTCACGGATCAAAACTTCGCTGAATTTAAGAAACGATACACAAAACAAAATGGCAGCTTCCTGTTTTATGCAATCAGTGTCAGAGATTATGAAACGTTGGCTCTTAATATGGCAGAAATAAAACGGTATGTTGAGCAGCAAAAGCAGATTATAATTTATTATGAAAAAGCACTGGCCCCAAGACCAAAACCTGAGAAAACAAGGAATTAATTATGGCTAGAGAACCAACTTCTCTTATTACGGATTCGATGCCTGCTTCAGGCGAGCCTCTTGAGGAGGGCCAAGACGTTACTATTGAGGATGACGGTGAAGATTTAGATTTCGGTGGTCTTTTGGGGGATATAATACCCCAAGAGGACGGATCAGTTCTTATGGGGCAGCTTGAAGAAATGGTTCGTCAGGATGTAGAAACCGACCCTGACGCAAACCTTGCCGAAGTCCTTGATGAACGTGTTCTTATGGATATCTCTTCCGACTTGTTGGGATATTATGAAGACGACAAAAGCAGTCGACAAGAATGGGAAGACGCTTACACGGAAGGTTTAAATCTTCTGGGGATCAGGTACGAAGAGAGAGAAGAACCTTTCAGAGGTTCGAGCGGTGTGACGCACCCGGTTATTGCGGAAGCTGTAACGCAGTTTCAAGCGCAGGCGTACAAGGAACTTCTTCCAAGCTCCGGCCCAGTAAGAACGCAGGTTGTGGGCGCAGCTACTCCAGAAGTTCAGTCACAAGCGCAACGTGTCCAGGAGTTTATGAACTACCAGATAGTACACAAAATGGATGAGTATGATCCTGAGATGGATCGTCTGCTCTTTTACTTACCGCTTGCTGGTAGTGCGTTTAAAAAAGTTTATTTTGACGACATGCTGGACAGGGCTGTTTCCAGATTTGTTCCGGCAGATGATCTTCTTGTTCCATACAACGCTACAGATTTGCAAAGCTCGTCACGGGTTACTCACGTAATCCGCATGAACTCGAATGATATACGGAAACAACAGGCAGGAGGCTTTTATCGAGACGTTGATCTAGAGCCTTATGATCAGCAAGACGAAATTCGTGAGAAAGAACGGCGTCTTATGGGTGTTGAGAAAACAACCGCTGATGAACAGGACTGTACAATATTAGAAGTTCACACAGATCTTGACTTGGTTGGTTTTGAGCACCTCAATCCAATTGATGGAGAACAGACGGGCATTAAACTCCCGTATATTATCACTATTGATGAAGGAAGTTCTAAGGTCTTATCAATTCGTCGCAACTGGCGTGAAGGGGACGAACTTTATCGTAAGATAGAGTATTTTACTCATTTTAAGTTTTTGCCAGGTCTTGGCTTCTATGGTTTTGGCCTTCTTCATATGATTGGCGGCTTGGGTCGATCTGCAACTTCTATCTTACGACAATTAATAGACGCCGGTACTCTTTCTAATTTACCAGCAGGGTTTAAAGCCCGTGGTATTAGAATCCGTGACTCTGACGAGCCGTTATCTCCGGGAGAATTTAGGGACATTGATGTTCCCGGTGGGGCTCTTAGAGAAAGTATTATGCCGCTTCCTTACAAGGAGCCAAGTCAGACGTTGATGTCGCTTCTTGGTTTTGTAGTGGATGCAGGTCGTCGCTTTGCCGCGATTACAGACATGCAGGTTGGCGATGGCAACCAGCAAGCGGCTGTAGGAACAACTGTTGCTCTGTTAGAGCGCGGTTCCAAAGTGATGTCAGCCATCCACAAAAGACTGCATTATGCGCAGAAACAAGAGTTCAGGATGCTGGCTCGTGTGTTCGCTGAATCACTCCCTCCGATGTACCCCTATAATGTTTATGGCGCAGAAGCGTCGATCAAGCAGATGGATTTTGACGAGCGTGTTGATATAATTCCAGTTTCTGATCCTAATATCTTTTCTATGTCTCAGAGGTTGGCGTTAGCCCAGACACAGCTTCAGCTTGCACAAAGCAATCCTCAAATGCACAATTTATATGAGGCTTTTCGTAGAATATACGAAGCGATAGGCGTGCATAACATTGAGGCTTTGTTGCCTGCCCCCCAGCCGCCTCAACCAGTAGATCCGGCTACTGAAAATGCAGCTTCTGTAAATATGCAGCCGTTGAAGGCATTTCCCGGTCAAGATCACGACGCACATATGACGGCGCACATCATATTTATGAAAACACCCATACCAGGGTCAACTCCACCCATTTTTGCGGCTTTACAAGGGCATCTGTGCGAACATATAGCCCTAAAAGCCCGTGAAGAGGTTGAAAAAGAGATGATGGAGGTGCAACAACAGGTTATGGAGGTCCAAAACGCCATCCAAACAGGTCAAATAGCCCCTGAACAGGCTCCTCAGATGCCTGAAATGCCTGATCCAGAGGCCATGGTCGCTGAAAAGGTTGCACAATACACTGAAGAAGTGATGGCTGCGCTTATGCCACCGCCTGAAGGCGAGCAAGATCCGCTTGTCGAGCTTCGATCCAAGGAACTGGATATAAAAGCGGCAGATTTACAGAGAAAATCGCAGGAATTTTCCGAAAGAATCCTTTTTGACATGGCAAAAGAGGAATCCAAGGAAGAATTGGCCGCAGACAAGATTGATTCCCAAGAAGATATTGCCCTGTTACGTGCAGAGGTCAATCGTGAGCGTATTCAACAAGGAACAGCTGGTAGAGGAGAATAGTTATGGGAAGTACGTTAGAAGCGCAAAAGAAAAAAGCCCCTAAACCTAAAAAACGGATAGTGGTTACTCCTGACAAGCCGTATTACTCCAGTAAGTCTTTGGAAAAAGGTTTTAAGGAAAGATTGCCTTCGGCAGGTATGGCTCATTATTACAAAAAACACGGCTCAACCGCACGAGGAGCACTTACGGGAGCGGTAGGTAAATTGACAGATGTTCTTTCTTTTAGAGACAAAGAAGGAAAAAGAGGGTCTAGGCTGGCTGAAAAAGCGGCTCCACTAATGATGGATCGTTTTGATGAAGTCGGTGGAATACAAGCACCTTCATATGAAGAAGCTTTAAAGCGTAATGACGGCGGTATGGCCAGAAAAACCAGAGTGTTTTAATGGCTGGTAGAGGGGAGTAGTTATGACTGACTACAAAATTAGATATAAAGTAACTGGTTCTGACATTGGATATGCTGGAGAAAACAGAAGAACTAAAAATGTCGATAAGGGTGAAACAAAAGTTACAGCAAAAAAACAGAGTTACATTCTTATAAAAAAGTTCGTGACGCAGTTTCTGGAAAGCCTCCCCGTGTTTCTGTTGATAGAATATCATCAGGTCCAGCAGGTAATGTAAAAGTTCATTATGAAAGTAGAAGTGCTAAGTCAATGAGATTGAGGCAAGAGTCTCGGCTTTCTGAAGGACAACCTTCTAATATAGCACGTAGACATGGTGCCGCAGCATCTCAATCACCTTCTTTAAGATCTGGCTTTACTAAAAAGGCACTTCCAACACGAATGAAAAAGGGCGGCATGGCCAGAAAAACCAGAGTGTTTTAATGGCAATATCTCGCGCACAAACTCGTAAACAGTTAACGGGTCGAAGGAAACGTAAAGTTTCCAAGGTTATGAAGGAATATCGAGCGGGTAAGTTGCGTAGTGGTAGTAAGAAAGGTCCGAAGGTTAAAAATAAAAAACAGGCTATTGCGATAGCCTTGTCGGAAGCTAGAAAAAAGAAGGCGTAATGTTTCACGTGAAACATTGTTGAGGAGTGTGCTATGGTTAAAAAACGTATGGCTAATCAGATGTCTGATCAAATGGGCATCTCTACGGAAAGAGCAGGTGGTCTTATGAATAAAGCAAGTATGATGAATGACATGGC